GGACTGCCATTTACCCAAGTTATTTGTGGGACATTAGTTGTCATATAGTTTATCCAAAGGCTACGTTGTTAATTACACCATCTGTGTCAATAATTTGTATTTCACCTGAAAGAACACGATTAGTGAAAGATGTAAATGTTACTTTAGTTTTTGAAACATTAGGAATAGTAAATGCAGCTTCAGTAATTTTTTGGTCAAAAAATTGTAAAGGTGGAAATTTACCTAAAATATTTTGCCAATATGGAAGCCCTAAAGAATTATCATACCAACACTCACCGACAAACGTTCTAACGGCAGAAGCAACATCTTGAGCAATAGAATAAGGCGCATTAGCAAGAGCAATATTTCCGTTTACATCAAGCACAATATCCCATTGTGACTGGTCAAGCAATAATGTATTTTGAATAATACTCATTATGCAGCCCTTGCAAATTCACCATGATATTTTTCTCTAACTTCATTTGCTACTAATTCAGCCAATTCAAAATCATCAAAATATACTATATGTTTACTTTTTTTATTAATTCCAATTTGAACTTTCCATTTATTTTTTGGTTTAAACCAATAAACACATTTTGCGCCCGTTGTATTATGTTTTGGCTTTTTCATATTGTAATTATTTTCTGTTTGAGTAGCTTCTCTCAAATTTTCAATTCTATTATCTGTTGTATCGCCATTTACATGGTCAATACATTTAGGACAATATCCATAATGCAATATAAAAATTAATCGGTGAGCGTAGTGCATTTTTTTGTTTATTCTTATTCTGCAATATCCATTGCCATTATCAGAACCAGCCTGTTGTCCTTTTTGCGCTCTTGAATTAACAGTTTTTTTCCAAAATAGCTTGCCTTCATTATAATCAAATAAAGAATTAATTATTGATTGGTCAAGTAATAGAGTATTTTGAATTATTGTCATATATCACCTTACATTGAATTGCTTGGAGTTCCAGTATTTCCACCTTGTGGGTCAGAATGAGTATGGCTATTGTATAGACTACGCATTTGAGCCATTGTGTGAGTATTGGTCGCAGAATTGTCTATAATATCGCCACTTACCTTTAAAAGAGGAGTGTTCATTGTAACATTAGTTGACGAATTTACGATTGCCGTTGGCGCATTTATCGTTACGTTTGTTGGCGAAGTAATTGTTATTCCTGAACTATTAAATTGAACATATTGCGTAGGTGCTGCACCAATAATAGTCATCAAATAAACCATGTCGGACATATCATGTTTACGATTTGAACCAGGGGCTGATACTTTGCTTGAGTTTTGAACTGTTGATATATCTCGGTCACAAACAGAAGCAAGTCCAATATCACCAACAACAGGGTCTAAAATAATTCCGTTAGCTCCGCCTTGTATTCTCATATAAGGTACGTTATGAATAATTCCATGCGCCCAAATCTGACCTGAGCCATCTACTGAGCTAACCATTGGTTGAACATCTACAGTTCCAATAGGTGAAACTCCACCTGCGTTAGTCACAGAAATTACTTGAACAGGCATTGACGTTCTAACTCCTGACAATGCTGTCTTGATAATTAATTGTAATCGACCAATTTCAGAAGCATTATCTGCTGAAACGTAATTGGTTTGATAATTAGTTGTTTGCGACATAAGGTGGTGGAGCTAATGTAGTTGTTGTGAACCATGGACCATCGGGCGTTAATGTGCTAATTTCATGAGCAACGCTTTGTATTGCAAATGTTCCGTTCGCTTTAGGAAGTGAAGTTGTTATTTTCATTTGCCTTCCATTAAGAATTTGTGGATTAAATTCAGATTTTATTACAAATCCTGATTCCCAATAAGATGGATAACCAACCATTCCTGTTTGCGGACTCATATCAATAATCATATCATCTCTAAATCCGTTATTTGGAAATATAATTATTGTATTATTTTCAATAACAATTGGTATGCTTGCTGCTAAAGCAACTTGACGCATTTGGTCAACAGCAGAGCCATATACATATTGATTTTGTAAAATTGCGTGTGCGCCATTATTTTGAAAATTTAACCCACATGATTTTGCTAAATTTGCAATAATAACTTCTGCACTTTTTGCACCTTGATAAGTATTTGAAGCTACAGGAGTTCCTTTTTGCAAATATCCAGCAACTGCCGCACAATTAAAAGATATGTTTGGCATATTGCTTAAATCAATATAACTAGACATTAAATTGCCTTGAAAAACTTGCGACAATGCAATATCACCTTGATTCCCAGCACTTACTGTAATTGATTGTTGTTGAACAGCAACTTGATTAGTGCCAATACTTGAATATTCATTCATTTGAGCCAATGTCATGCCGTAAACTTTTAACTGCAATTGACCAAATGCCATTGAACCGCCTGGATTAACAATAGTTGCAGAACATCTCAACCCTTTTAAATTCACAACTTGTGAATTAACTCCACTAAATTGTAAATCAATTTGTCTAACAGCAAATGTCATGATGAATATACCAAAATAAATCTAGTACCAAATCCTGTGTAATAAGGGTCATCTGTGCCTTGAGTATCTACAAAAAACAATTGACCAATAAATCCTAAATAAGATTCTCTTATTAAAGCAACTCTATCTAAACATAGCATTGTATTTAAAATTTGAGTTCCAGCCACGTTCAAATCTAAATATAATCCCGTGCTTTTTTGATAAACATTAATTGTGCATTGTTGTGTGCCAAGCTGAATAGTTAATGTTTGAGATGGAACTTGCAAAAGAGCAATAGATTGGTTCATTGTATAACTCTTTCGCTTAATGAAATTAAATTACCAATACCATTTGTTGTTGATTGAATTGCTTTAACAGAATTTAATAAAGGCACATTATTGTAATTTTCTAAAATAGCCATACCATTTGTAATTTTATTAATATCTCTAGTTATACAACCTATAGCATTAATATTAGCATTTATATTTAAAGGAACTCCATTTAATAATCCACCAATATTAGGACTAATTGAACTTATCTCAGAAGAAAGTTGTGATGATAGTTGTGTTGCTTGTGTAGATAAATTGCTTAAAGGATTTAATTGTCCTGATAATACCGAAGTTAATGGTGATGTTGTAGAAGTTAATGTGCTTTGAACATTTGATAAAGAACTATTCAATCCCGTTATACTAGGTAAATTATCAGTTACAGAAGATAGAAAATCTTGTGGACTAACAATTTGAGCTTCCTGTGTTGCATCTAAATTTACTGGAGAAGTTTGCCCGTTATTTTGAACATAAGCTCCACTTGGCTCTGTAGTTGTTGGAATTGAAGATTGAGCAATTTTAACTTCTTGAAATGATAAAGCGACAATTAATAAAGAAACGCCTTGTTTTGATTCTCTACGATAATCATAATGAATTAAATTACAATTATTATAAGTTGCATTAGGCGTTATAACATTAACTAATGTCAAAGAACTAATTAAATTTTCTATTGCATTTAAAAAATCTTCTTTAGTCATTTGACCTTTTCCGTTACATGAAACTGTAACTTTTACATCAAAAGGCAATGCGACTTTATTGTAACTTGCAAAACTACCGCCTTCTACTGGGTAATTTGGAATTTTACGTTCTTCACGATATTCAAAATCAACAAATGAATCAGGTACAATTGGAACTTCACCGCTATCTAATACAAATCCCCATTGTGTTAATAATGGTGGCAGTGGATTTGTTACGCTAGTTGTTTGAGTGGGTGCTAAAGTAGGAAAACTTGGTGAACGTGGAATTGCAGGAACTCCTGGCAAATTAGGCACATCAGGAAAATTAATTAATGACATTATCTATTTGCTCCCATACCAGCATTAATCATTGATTGATTTTGAATCGCTTGAGGAAGTTCTTTTGCAATTCCATTTGCATCTGTCGCTTGAGTATGAACATTAATATCACCATTAATAGCAACTTGAGTATTGTTAGCTGTTGATGTGTTATTTGTGTGTGCGTTTATACCAGCACCAGTCATATTTGCAGCTTGAATAGCATATTGTTCTCTTTTGCTTGCAGAATTATCATTTGGTCTTTCATAACTTCCCATAATGACATCAGAAGCACCAATTGCAGTATTTTGTTGTTTTAATTTATTTCCAGCATTTTTTTCACTGCCTTGCGTTAATTCATATTGAATAAATGCAGCTTGTTTCATTAAATCAGCTTTTGGGTCATCAATTGCAAATCCAGCCCATTTTTGAAAATCAGCTTGCCTTGATTTGTTCCATTGAGCAATTCCTTTCATGCCACTTGCATTTTTGGCATTTGGGTCTAATTTACTTTCTTGACTTAAATTTCCAATAATTCCAGCAGCTTGTTCTTTAGTCCATCCTTGAGAAACAAAATAGTCCATTAACTGTTTGCTATTTTTTTCTTGTGTTGCTGATTGTTTTTGTGCTTTAGCTGCTTTTCCAGTTACTTCGTTATAGGCTGCAATTGCAACGCCAGCAATAGGCATAGCTCTCGATAATACTTTTTGAACACTTGACATTCCAAGTTTTGATTCAAATTTATCAATAATGTCACTTAATTTTGTAAACCATGTAACAGCATCTTTAGCAAAATCTAATAATTCTTCAAGCCCTGGACCAATAGAAATATATGTTTGGTCTTTTAATCTTCCAAAAGCAGAAGATAAATCCACCATTTTGTCATTAAGTTTACCTGCTTCAATAGTAGCTTGTTCGCTTTTATCATTATACTTATCCATGTCTTTATAAAGACTGTTAAGCGCATCGCCACCTTTAAGCATGGCATTAAATGAAGCATCGTCACCAAATCCTAAAGTTTTGGCTAAATTTTGAGCCTCTCTTGTTCCGAATTTATCTCTAAATTTAATTAAAGCATCAGATATTTTGCCAATATTTGTTATATCTTTATCTTTATCAAGACCCAACATAGAAAACGATTGAGCAAATTCTTGACCACCTTTTCCCATGTGAAAAAGAGCAGCTTGTTCTTGCATTGTTTTCATTGCATTTGTAAATGTTTCAGGCGCAGCTCCAGCTTTTTGAGCCACTTCAGACCATGATTTTAATTGTCTTGCTGATACATTTAATAAACTAGAACTAATACCTAATTGCATATTTGATTTAGTCATATCCATAACAAAAGATTTGACTGCATCAAAAGATAATAAAGCAGTTCCTAATGCAACAATTGAATCTTTAGCTTTTGAAAATTCATCCGCAGTTTGCTTAGCTCCACGTTGAATTACATCATTAGATTTTTTTGCTTGCTCGTCAGTTTTTCGTAGGCTTTCTACAGCCTTTTTTTGAGCGTCATTAAATTTAGAGGTGTCAAGTCCCAGCTCAATTAATAAACTATCAATAACTGTAGCCAAGATTTACTCCTTATTTTTTGTTTGTTATATATGCGTTATGCCTATCAACAGCGTTAATTTCTAACAATATCCACATATCTTCAATTGAATAAACTGTATCTAATTCATGCAAAGTAGCAAGCCTAGAAGATATACAAGTTGCTATCGCTTGCGTTGTGGCTTGATACTCAATGAGCTTTCTTGAGGATTGACTTGCGGATTTAATTCCGAAGTCGATTGGGTTGAATCTAAAAAAAAATCCATGTGTAAATCCCATATAGATTTTCTTAACTGTAATCGAGTTATTACTTCTTCAATATCATCTTCAAATAATTTACGTTTTACATTTACTGATGGAATAATTTGAACGCAATCCATCATTTCATTTAATAAAGGCTCTGCTGCTTCAAATGGAATTTTTAGCAAATTCATATAACCAATCGCTAATAATCCTGACATACCTTGTGCAGCTAAACCTTCGGGTATCTCGATACCAGCATTGCCGATAGCAAGGATTACCCGAAAAGCCCAGTTTTCAGCTTGAGAAGCCGACATTTCTGTGATTAAAAATTGTTTTCCAGTATCTCTACCAGTATCCGCTACAAATGTCGTTTCTTTTCTAGCCATAATTTATTTAGAACCCGTTTTGTGTGCCTACAATTGATTCCCATGTGATTTCATATACTACTGGTTGCAATGTTTTCTTAACAGCAGGAAAAGGTGTCGCTGTTGTTAAGTAACCATTTTTTAGTGTATATGTAACACCTGTGGATTGAAGAACAATTGTACCATCGGCTGTAAAAACGTCAACTGCCGCATCTTGAGCAGCTCGCCAAGCATCAAAAATTTGAACACTTGGACTATCTGCTTGTAGATGAACTGTCATTTTGTATGGAACCCATACTTTACCGCCTGATAAATGCCCATCAACTCCCATAAGAGTTTCTGATTGTTGCACAGCTTCTGATTCAAAAGCATCATCAACAGCAAAGCCTTGAATGTTTGTTGCGCTACCAAATACACCTGCTACCGCAAGTGTTAATACTGAATTTGCCGAGGTTATTGTTGCCATGATTTAATCCTTATTGAATTACGATAGAAGCAAGAGTAATTTGTTGTACGCTTTCACCATCTTGATAGTATAGAGTGATTGGTGGTGATTGACGAGCAGCACGAGTTTGAGCCGTTGCAGGAGCAATATACAACACATAACCTTGTGATTGGATTTGTGGTGCAGCATTGAAACCTAAAGCATATTGGATTTCAGCAGCTTGAGCAGCAGATACTTGAATACCTTTACGAATAGCACCAAAGTTAATTGCAGCGTTGATTGGGTCTAAACAAGCAGCGTTAATCAATGAATAACCTTGAGCATTGTAAGGAATAGAATTTACTGACAACAACAAATCAACCAAAGCTGTTTGTAAGTTTGCGTTTAACCAAATTTGGTTTACATAAGTAT